AAAAAAATGATTTGTTTATTATTTTTTAAACTATGATAAGTCCCATCTTTTAAACCTTTTTCTTTTGCCACTTCAATAAACTTGTCGTCTTCCATTAAGTTTTTACCTCCAACCATAGATGGAAGAATAAAATGTTTTCCATCAAAAGAAACAGTAGTTGTAACTACATTTGATCCGCCAACATTAGGGTGATTTGTAGGAAAAATCTTTTTGCCGTCCATAGATTTTAAATAAGAATCTACTTTGGCTTCAAAAGCACGTTTATCAGCGTACTCGGATACTGACTTATTATCGGGCATTACTGCTGCATATTCTGGGTTTGAGTCTGCCCCATCTGTGCTGGTTGTGTACCAATCCTACCTATTTGCGCGTTCTGTGCTTGTTGTACAGCGAACTGATATTGTCCAGCGTACTTCTGAAGACGAGCAGCAAAAGCTTCATCTTCTTGCAAACGCTGCTGAATGTCTTGTTGTTGGCTGTACTGTTGAATAACTTGTAGAGCCGCTTGAGCGCCTGACGGACGCGCTGGAACTTCGATACCTGCATAAATTTTAGATAAGTCATCTGTAATATCTTTAAGTAGTTTTTCCTGTGCAACTTCAACGGGTTCAAGAATCCCGTCAGCCAGTACTGGATCAACTGAACCTGCTATCAATGTTAGCAAGTTGTCTACATTTATCCTTCCGTTGCGGTCTAGCTGTAGAAGGGAAACCATTTGATTTAGTTTGTTTTCCTGTTTCTCTGGGTCTGTGTTCAGAACATCGTAGCTAATTGTAACATCGAAGTTCTCATCAGCGTTACCCTTGTTAAACGTTTGTGGATCGGGTACACCAGTAACCCTAAAAAATATCTGGTCAGGGCCGAACCTTTGGAAGCAACGGTAGCACTGCGATATAACCTCAGCGGAATGGCTAAGAAATTTGTCTACCAAGAACTGCTTCCTAATCTGTGAAATTGGAGAAACTTCATCTAAACCAACAAGTCGATCTGCTTGTTGCTCCATTGTCTTCTCCATCTCAAGTGAACCCTGGTTGTACGGAGGCGTAGGCCCAAAACCTATATCGCCTTTACGACGATAAGGAACGTACCTTCCTGGACCCCAGTCCGTAGGAGCCTGTCCTACTGGGTGTAAAATTGGAGGGACGGTGGCAAGGCTATTCCTGTCGATACGGCTATCACGTTCTATCTTGACTTGTTGCTGTATTCCTTTGAGTAGACTTGGGACAGTCATCGTGTCGTACAGTCGCTTGCTGTCTTCAGATAGCTTAGTAACTACCACTGGGTAATCTTCGTAGCCGTTAAGCAACTCGAACTTTGCGTACCCAGGAATGTCACCATCACCACTGAACTCCTTATGGAATACTGTGCAGTATATCCCTTCAGAGCCGTCCTCCTTATCAACTAAACGTTGAAATCCATAAACTATTTCTATTAGCTCTTCAGCTTCGTAAGCGTTATCGGTAAGACTTAATGACCGACGACCTTCCTGCTCACGCTCTATAGAGTCTATATTTACCCCACGGTATCTCTCTATAACTAGATCAACGAAGTCCTCGTTCCATCCGTCTGTAGATATTTTATTCTCTAGCTCCTGAGCAGTGTAGTACGTTTTCCAAAAACAGTAAGGCGCTCGTTGTGGATCTGTAACATACGGAGGGAAGATAAAGTCCCCGTCAGGGGCTAGTGTCTTTACCTCTGGTGCATTTATCTGACGGCGTACAATCGGCAACTCAGCAGACCCAACATCCGCTAGTTCAGCCAGTGCGTTCTTTGCTCGCTTTACTGTAACGCCATCAAACGTACGTTGCAGCATAGATACCATCTGGTCTTCATTTTGACCAGAAAGAATCATCTCAGCTAACTCAGGGCTTACTTGGGCTATCTGGTTAAGGTCTAGCCTCTGAAGGAACTTCCTGTCCTCTGAGTGCCATCCTACGTAGCTGATAAGCAATCCACGCTCTAGCAAGTAATTAGCCCCTAGTTCCATCTCTCGATTAAAACGAGAAATATACCCAGAGGAAATCATCCACTTAAGAAAGTTAGAGACTACTTTAGCTCTACCTACATCCTGAACCTCTACTGGGAAAGCCCTAATGTTAGCCCTAGACAAAGAAGCCATGAACAGGGATACAAGCCTAGTAATTCGCTCGTCAATAACATGACTCTCCATGTCAGATGCACCCTCCCAGGGGAAAGCATCAGCACCGTGCTTACGAAGGTCTCTGCTTTTTCCAGGCCACCAATTACGGCGCTCGTCATAACTCTCTCTGCACAAATCAAAGTACGCCTCAAGCTCAACCACCGATTGGTCGTAGGCGTACCGAAGGGACTTGATGTCTGGCTCAGCACTAACGTAGGTTAGTGACTCTGAAACTGAATCACTCTGCATAAAATCTGCCTTTAATATCTTCTAGAAGGTGGTTTACGTACCACTTATGAACACCTATTCTATCACACAATTCTGATGGTGGTATATCTTGCTGGTCTTCGCCCTTAATGGTCCTAACAAATATTTCCCAAGCAAGCAGTCTATCCACTTGCTCATCTATAAATGACTTATCTACAACTAAGTTATGCAACGTATCTGTAACTTCGTCCTCTAACATCTTCTATCATTTCAATAGTTATTTTCTTTCCCTTCATCTTGCCCTTGTATCTTCTAGGGATAATTACAGGTACTTTCATCTTAATCTCGTCTATGTAAGCAAACACATAGCTTGGATTAGGAGCATCTGCCAGTACCTTCCCTTTGAAATGCTTGGGAACAATCTCTTCAATGTACATACAGTCAACTAAAATCTTCTGACCTTCTTCGTTCACCCAAGTGTTTCTACCTTTGCCTGTAAGCATTTCAGCAGACAGCTTTCGTTTAGCTAGATTAAGAAACGAATCAAAGCTTGATTCAAACCTATCTGCAATTTTGGTTAGTTTTACTTTAGCCATATCTAATATCCTGATCCTATTCGGGTTGTCATCATGCTTCTAGCAAGTACGTGGTCAGGGCCATCGCCTCCATTCGCCATTCTCAAATAACGAATAATATCGAAGAAGTCCTTTAGTGGCTCATCAGCCTTGCCTGAAGCGTTATAGTTAATTAAGGAGTCTATAAGATTTCCGCAGTCCTCATGGATGTAGCATCTAGGGCGATTGGCTGAATCTATTGGTACGTTAGGATTGTAACTGAACCATTCGTCTATAGCACTAATGCCTATCTCTTCCATTCTGCCATCTGACGGAATAAAGGTCATGCCGCAATCATCGAACTCAGTGAACAAGTCATCGTTGTCGGAGTTCTCCTTAGCGAAGTACCGACTATCACCTATACGCTCAAATACCTCTATCTCAATGTCATCCTCTATCTCCTCGAACAGATCAACGTACCCCTGTATGTTGTACCCTATCTTCTTTGATGCTGGCCCATAACGCCACTTGGGATCACCGAAAACAGCCCATTCTCCGTAGTAGTCCCTGTCAGGCCACTCTTTACGAATGTACACGTCTCCCTTTTCGTTTACTCCTGCCCATATAGCCACGTAGTTCCTAGCACCCGCTGGATCAACTACTTGATAACAAGTGTACCTGTGCTGGTCAGATATGTCAGGAAAGGACATACCGTACTTATTAGGCTCGTCGTTCAATACGTTAACCTCAGTATTAAACAAGGGCAGCAAGGAAGTCATGCTTTTAACGGGTATACCGTAAGCACGGACCAGTATCTCTTCTTCTGGTCTGCCTCTAAGATCTTTAGCTATACGCTCGTAACCACCAAATGGGTTCTCATCTGAGTGCAGGTACACCACTGAGGCATCCCTAGATGGGCTGTACTGCTTAATAGGTACTTCCTTATCTATCAACACACCATGACGTGTCTGTAGCGTTTCTACGTCCTTTAAGTACTCTGCCACAAAGGGAGTATAGCCATCAATCGGAGTGAAGCCTATACCCATCTTGGCGTCCCTAGTAGCCAGTCGGAACCTAAGGGTATTTACTAATGAAGCATCGCCTAGGTACTCATCTAGCCACGCACCTACATTTAAGCCCTTAGCGTCTGGGAAGCCGAACTCAAAGCCCTCTAAGATAGTCTGGTTGTTGCTGTACTGGGTGTACGTCTTGAAGTCTACACGGGTACGGGTGTCAGGAAAGATAAAGCTTTTAGCCGTAAACCCGTTCTGCATACTGTAATTAATGTACCCCTCGATGCTCTTAGTCTTCTTCTTGAACTCCTTAGGCATCATTTCCCATATAGCTGCTTGCTGCACCTTAATGGAAGTATCTTCGTTCTGGGAAAAGCATACTAAGTGACCATCATTGCTTTCAGTCACTGCTTCCATTACGATCTTAGCAAATCCTGTAGTCTTTCCTGATCTGTTACCACCAAGAACCAAGCACTCGTTGTAATCCTGCAACCCATCCTTTATTCGCTCCCATCCAGGTAAGTTGAACCCATGACGAATAGGATCGTCCTCAGATGCCTTAATCCTGCTCTCATGAGCCTTGTGTAGCTCTTTAAGAAGATTAAGGTCATTCTCGTACAGCCAGACAATTTCCTCTGCTGTAGGAGGAGTCAAAAGGGGATGTTCAGTAAAATTAATTATTTGTCCAATCTATTTTTTCTAGCTCCTGCAAGGACTTCTTGGAAACTAAGGCCAGTAAGACAGCTAGGTTCTCCGCGAAGTGTTCGTCATCCATTTTGTTGAAGACATCGTACTCGAAGCCATCCTCTGTAACAGTAGCAACTAAAACACATTTCCAACTTGGAGTAATAGTGTCTAAGCACTTATGGACTAAATCAGGGTTATTATTCATTAAATAATTCTTGTTATGTCGTGCTTAATGGGATCACTCTTAAAGGGTTTCTTTTCAATGGTGGAGGAAGTGGGATTCGCACCCACGTCCGAAAGTGGTGACTTTGTGACAGGTGACACTGTGACACCTACTTTCGTCGAATCTAATTTTCCCCCTCTAAATCTACTTTCGTACTCCTGTACATCTGTGTAAAAAGGCTCCTTAGGACGGAATACCCTATTGTACCCTT